CGCACGCGGTAGAAAGTCTTATACCGGTGATCCTTGGGGTGGAAAATCAGGCACTAAAGCACCTCCGCAGCCTAAGGTTAAACAACCAAAAGCGGGTAACGGAACTGCTAAAAATGCACTAGATATGAAGAACAGCATATTTGGAGAGAACCCAGTAAGGAGATAAATACTTACTATACAAAGGAAACTACTATGGACTTTAGAAATATTTTAACAAAGATGCGCAAACTAGATCCGACTACGCCAGGTCAAGATTTACAGCATTATTCAACACTGGCGGAATCAACAGGTATTGCGCTAGGTGCTAAACAAGTAGTTACTGAAGCGGCAAAACCAGACTTTCTTGATATGGACAAAGATGGCGACAAAAAAGAGCCTATGAAGAAGGCTGTTAAAGATGCTAAGAAAAAGAAAGACGTTAAAGAAGGCGTATACGAAGGTAAGATGCCATCTAAAGCAGCAATAATGAAATGCTGTAAAGATAATATGTCTGTTGCAGATATATGCAAAAAGTATAAAAACTGTGATCCAGCAAAGATTAAAAAGATGTGCAAAGATTGCAAATCAGAAATGAAAGAGTCTGTAATGAACGAAGCAGAACAAATCATTAAAGCAGAAAAGAAAAAGAAATTACCTAGCAAGAAAAGCATCTTAATGATGTGTGGTAAAGGTATGTCAGTTAAAGAAATGTGCGAAGCACATCCAGACTGCGATCAGAAAGAACTAAAAGAAATGTGCGAGTCTTGTATGAAAGAATATAAGATGAAACAAGATGAATCAGTTCAACTTGTAGATATGGATGGCGAAGTATTTGAAGCACAATCTGCAAAACAAAAAGCAGCGTTCAAAAAAATGCTAGATAAGAAAAAAGGCAAAACGTCCGACGATAAAGAAATGGACGAAGGTGCTTATGGCAAGAAGAAAAAGAAAGTTGCAGAATCAGTAGAACCTAAAATGACATTTATTGAAATGTTTAAAATGGTAAGTGAAAGTGGTGGGCAACAAGCAATTGATCCTATGGACGATATCCTTTGGAACTGGGCTAACAGAGTTGCTGTATCAAAAGTAGAAGAAACAAACAAGCAAGAAATTTTTGCTGCAATGTTGTATGAAAGAAACGGTGGACGTTTTGAAATGTATGACGTTGTGGAAAAAGGCTTGACTGAAAGCAAGGACTGCAATTGTGGTCCAGAGTGTGCTTGTAAAGGCAAATGCGATAGCAACTGCGAGTGCGGTCCTGACTGCTAACTAATTTAACCAAAATACTAATTAAAGCCAGTTAAACACTTGACTGGCTTTTTTTATGACTATATAATACTAAAACACTAACAGGAGTATTATTTTATGACAGCAAGATCAAGTTACGGACCTGAAGAGAAAGCAAAACTAGAACGTTTAATCAAAGAAGGTTCTAATGTGTTGCGTGAAGTTGAGGACCTAAATGAAGGACTTAAAGATACTGTGAAAGCAGTAGCGGAAGAACTTGAAGTAAAACCAAGCACTATCAATAAAGCCATTAAAATTGCTTACAAAGGTGATTGGACCAAGCACGAAGAAGAATGGACAGAGATTGAAAGCATCCTAGGCATTACTAAGAATTTGCCAGATGATGTTTCTGGACCACGTGCTACTGATGAATAGTTTGCAGAAAATTAAACTATTCTGGATTAACAGTTATCAAAGCGATAAAATAGCATTTGCATTTGAACTAATCAGTTTTGTGTTCACTGTAGGTGCTAGTTTAACGTTAGCGTTTAACGCTAAAGACCCTAATATGTTACTAGTATACCCTAACTTCTTCTTAGGCAGTGTAACGCAGTGCTACGCAGCGTACAGACGTGGTGCAGCGTGGGTAATGCTACTAACATTCTATTTTAGTATTGTAAATGTATTCGGTTATGCTGTTGCAGCAAATTGGATCTAGAAAGGACTACTATGCCTAAATTATACCACTTTACTATGGACAACTCCGATGTATACGAAATCGTAGCAATGGACTTCCAAGATGCTTGTCTTACCCTAGAAGAACAAGTACCAACTCTAAATGTACGAGATTTGTTAAGCGTTGAAGAACACGCTACACCAAACCCAATCGAAGACACTATCCACTAAAATAAACACTTGACACTGAGATATAGTTGTGTTATAATATACACATTATGTCAAAGAGAAAAGAATATACAACATTCGACCCACGTATTCATTTTAAAGGCGGCGGAGGTACTGGATATCAAATGAAGAAAACTAAGAAAAAAGAAGTAGTGCAACCGACTGGAAAAGGTCCAACCCCTGACGGTCTTGAGATTGCAAAAGTTTTTGGTTGGGATATAGGGAAAATTAAAAATGGGTAAAATGCTAATTGTTTCAAATCATATCGGACCTAACGGAGATCCTGCTGATAGGATCTATGGTAATATGAATGGTAATGTACGTTTGGTGCAAGCAGACTATTCGGACTATAAAGGTAGTATAAAGAAAAAGCGTATCTTTAAAAAGTCTGCAATTGACGGAACTAACATTACAACACATATCTATGTTACAGATGATGGACGTTATTTTGACAATGGCGGTATGCCGATACTAAAACCGGATGACATCGGAGAGGATGAAGATGACAACGCAAGCGAGTAAACCTTATCAACCATTAGCGTGGACAGGTACAACTGTACTGCTAACAGCCGCTATACTTATTAGCGCATTTCCAAACGAAATGTATGGGGTGTATGGTTTCTTTTTTGCTTCTATTATTTGGACAGTTGTCGGTATTCTGTGGAAGGAAAAAAGTTTAATTGTATTAAATGGTGTGCTTTCGTTAATTTATACATACGGAGTCACAAATCATCTAATTAGTTATTTCGCAGGATAATTATTAATGAAGAAGGTAACAGTCGGCCATAAGCGACACACTGGTATTTGCAAGCCTGAATTTGCATATGAGGAGAACAAATGAGCTACGTAGATGCATTCTATGATCGCGGAGAGGACACAATTAAAGTCGTCGAGCGCAAAGATGGAAAACGTGTATTCCACGAATACAATCCAAGACACATATTTTATTTCCCAGACCAAAGAGGTAAGTACCAAAGTATTTACGGGGAACCACTATCGCGAGTTAACGCAAAGAATATAAAAGAACTGCGTAAAGAACTTGCAATTCATTCTAATAAAAAATTATATGAAAGCGATATCAATCCAATTTATCGCTGTTTAGAAGACAACTATCTAAATGTTGATGCTCCGAAACTAAATGTAGCGTTTTGGGATATTGAGGTCGACTTTGATCCAGAGCGTGGGTATGCTTCTCCAGAAGATGCATTTATGCCTATTACATCAATTGCTGTACACTTACAGTGGATGGAAGAACTAATTTGTTTAGCAATTCCGCCTAAAACACTTTCAATGGCAGAAGCACAAAAAGCAATCGAAGGTATTCCTAACACAATACTTTATGAAAACGAAGCAGATATGCTTGATGCGTTTTTAGATCTTATACAAGATGCTGACGTACTAAGTGGTTGGAACAGTGAAGGTTATGATATGCCGTACACTGTTAACCGTATTATTAAAGTACTAAGTGCTGATGATACTAGACGTTTGTGTTTATGGGATCAAAAGCCTAAGAAAAGAATATATGAAAAGTTTGGTAAAGAATCACAAACATATGATCTAATTGGTCGTGTACACGTAGATAGTTTAGAACTGTATCGTAAGTACAACTATGAAGAACGCCATACATACAGACTAGATGCTATTGGTGAACTAGAAATTGGTGAGAAAAAGACTGTGTATGAAGGTAGTCTTGATGCACTATACAACAATGACTTTAGAACGTTTATTGAATATAACAGACAAGATACTGCACTACTTGATAAACTAGATAAGAAACTAAAATTTATTGATCTTGCAAACACTATTGCACACGAAAACACAGTTCTTATTCAAACTACAATGGGTGCTGTTGCTGTTACAGAGCAAGGTATTATCAACGAAGCACATAGACGTGGCTTTGTTGTTCCGAACAGAGTTAAACGTGAGCCAGGCAGTGAGCCTGCGGCAGGTGCGTATGTTGCGTATCCTAAAAAAGGTATTCACGAATGGATCGGCAGTGTTGACTTGAATTCACTATATCCATCTGTTATTAGAGCATTGAATATGGGTCCTGAGACTGTAGTTGGACAACTACGTCAAGATGGAACTAAAGCACACATTGATGGACAAATGGCTAAAGGCAAATCATTTGCTTCTGCTTGGGAAGGTATGTTTGGTAGTGTAGAGTATTCAAGTGTAATGAATAAAGAAGTTGGTAGAGAGATTACTATTGACTGGGAACGTGGCGGCGAAGATAAGATTAGTGCCGCACAAGTATATGACTTAATTTATGAAAGCAATCAGCCTTGGATGTTGAGTGCTAACGGCACAATCTTTACATATGAAAAAGAAGGTGTTATTCCAGGACTGCTATCACGTTGGTATAAAGAACGTAAAGAGATGCAGGCAAAGCAGAAAGAAAGTCAAAATGCAGGAAACAAAATTGAAGAAGAATACTGGGCAAAGAGACAGTTGGTTAAGAAAATTCTACTTAACAGTTTGTATGGTGCTATTCTTAATCCTGGTTGTAGGTTTTTCGACAATAGGATTGGTCAAAGCGTTACGCTTACAGGAAGATCCATTACACAACATATGGCTGCAAAGATCAATGAGATAATCACAGGTACTTATGATCATACAGGTAAAGCAATTGTTTATGGAGATACTGACTCAACATACTTTAGTGCATACAGCACTCTAAAGAAAGACATTGATGCAGGTGTTATTCCGTGGACAAAAGATAGTGTAATGGAATTGTATGACACAATTGGTGAAAATACAAACACTACGTTTCCAAAGTTTATGAGTGATGCATTCCACTGTCCTAAGAAGCGTTCCGAGGTTATTGCGGCTGCTAGAGAGATTGTTGCAAGTAAAGGTCTGTTTATTACAAAGAAACGTTATGCAGTGTTGTAC